AAATTGTGCGTCTGCCTCACCACTGGTTCCACTAACGTAGATTAAAGAATATAAAGCTGTGGTTCCATCTGTGTCATACTTTGTGTAGGCAGCAACGCTATTTTGGGTGCCGTTTCTTTTGTAGACCCCAGACACCGCAGTTGTTCCAGCTCCAAAAACATAAAAACCATCCTGAGTGAATGGGACTATTTGATTGGTTATCGACCTTTGTTCTGCTGATAGCAGATATCTCGGCCACATAGGAGTAGCTTGGTAAGCCTCATAAAATCTCCTGTTTGCTAATTCAAGCAGCTTAATGTTCTCATTATCCAAAAAAGAAGATACACCGGACAGCGCACGTACTAATGCGTATAAGTCATAGTTCTTTCGCAACTGATTCATGCTTTGTTGGGACTGAGATGGGGAAATCGTTTATTGTAGTTTTTTAAAAATTCTGGGCTAAGAACTTCCTTTTCGCCATACTTATTTACTAGGCGAAAGTATTCTCTAGCCGGGATATTGGCCACACACTTCCCTAAGACAGGGTGAGTTTTGCCAACATTTGTTTTTGCTTCTTCAGCAGCTTGATCGACACGACCTTTCTCGGTTTCACGCTCAAGCTTAAATCCTGTTAACACTTCCTTGTAGAAAGCATTATTAATTTCCCCATCGGAGTAACGGGGAAGATCGGTAATTAAATTAATATTAGATGCTTCCATAATAAAAAAGGGAGGCCAGTTAAAGCCGACCTCCCCCTTAAATAATTGATTAATTAATTATGATGCGTATAACGATCCCGCTGTAGGATAGTACTTCACAAGAAGACGAATCTTCCCAGAAGTAGCTACGTCTGGACCTTCACCTGTGAAATTGTAGGTGAGGTCAACAGCACTAGCGAGATGGAAACCTACAACAGAAAGAGCACCCGTATTAACGAACATCTTTCCAAGGTTTCCGCTATCACTGAAAACGTCAACTTCGTCAACGAAACCATCAGCGTCACCATCATCGCCAATAGCGATAGTAGCGTCCGTGATACTAGTTCCGACGACAAGCTCGTCTACAATGATTGCAGCTCCGAAGATACCTCCAGCCATAGCAGCTTCACCGACCTGAATGTCAACGGCAGTCGCTGAACCAGCGGTTGTGCCAAGCGTAGACAGATCGATTTCAACTTCATAATTGAATCCCAATGCTAGGGTTTCAATGTTTCTTACTCTCTTTAATTCAATAGCCATAATAATTTCCTCCTTATGCGATGACTGTTATTTTACCATGAGCACCGGGGTGAAGCATAGTAAGCGTTAAAGTACAATCAACAAAACCACGTTCTCCGCCGCCCTGATTAGGCAAACGAGAACTACCCATTGGTATTAACTCAGAAACACCGTAGTATTCTGGGTTCAACAGGTAACCGTAATCTTTGTTAGTTGTGTCGGGCATACAGTCAGGATTACCATTCACAACGGCAACGCTGCCATGATCTGACTGATAAACTTCTACAGATAGTTTAATGGTAGCATCTCCACCATTGTAATTTACATTACGTATGGATAGGTCAGCACCACTTCCGTCTGGGTCCAAACGAGCGAAGTCGCTAATAATCCTACGAAGAGCAGTATCAGCAACCAACGTCAAGTTGTTGGTCGATCCCGTTACACGGAATATAGAAGTTATTTGGTTATTAAGAACTGTTTCGGTGAAGGCTCCAGAAGAATGAATACTTCCAGATGGTGTGCGGAATGTAGCAGGCACATCACTCGGTCCACTGGAATCAATCCAGTCTCCCAAGCCACGCAGCTTGTATACAGCTCCGGCACCGTCTTCAACGGCACGATCATTATTTGATGCTAACGTAGCTTCGATGTCACGTTTCAGTTCACGAATGGACTTAGCTTCGGCTTGAGCAATTTTGGCAGGTCCAACAGAGGTAACAGCATCCTGTAAATCGGATACCATAAAGTCTCTGCGAAACTTCTGCACGTAATTACCGAGACGAGCACGGCCTGAGAACTGATCGGTGAATGTGGAGACATCGGCGCCTTCGGCAATTCCAGCAGTGGAAATGTCAGAAAGACTGTCAACCGTCCATTCAACGAACGTAGCGTTAGCTCTGCTTTTGGAAGCAGAAGAAAGGATTGGCGTTTCTTCGGGGGCCAAGATGGTTAAAACATCCATCAAGTCCTCACGATTGGAAACAGCCGACCCAGTGTTTGTGGTATCATATGTATTTGAAAATGACATAATTTTATCGGGTTATTTGTAAGGTTCTTAACTTGATGAAATCATCTTTACGCCCTGATTTTTTAAATCTGTTGTGGTGCTCTTTTACCGCTTTGGTAATTCGTCTTTCAGTTTTTTCAGACGCTGCTGAAGAAGGTGTAGCTGTAGAAGAAGGGTCCAACTTAATACTCCCTGGAGTCCTTGGGACTTCTGGGATATCTTTAATAAGCTTTCGCCTAGGCATACTATTAACCGCATGAGCTATAAGATAAGGAAGTTGAGAATATAAATCTGGTGCAGAACTTTCCAAAGACTTGAGCCTCGGATCGCTCATCATATTTATAAACTGAGTTTTCATCTCATTTCCCTTTTCATCCTTAAGCCAACTTAGTTCCTCAATAGCCTTATTCCCTAATTGCTGACGCATCATTAACGCATCTTGATTCGATTGCAGATTTTTAAGCTGATCTGGTATATAAGAATCACGCGACTTCCGAGCATTCAAAAGTGCTTTACGCACCTCTGTCTTGGTCATCGCCTTTCCTTCAACCTGGGTAACTTCGTCATCGGCATGGTGGCTATCAGATTCAAACAATAAATCTTCAGCCCAGCTAATAACCTCATTCACCTCATTTGCTTTTTCCTGCAAAGCATCCAATGTAGCTATATCAAAGAACGGATTATTTTTAACCTCTGGTTCCTTGAGTTTGAATTGGCTTTGCTCATTTCGCATCGCAGACAACTGCTCTTCAGCAATTTTTCTCTTTGCAGTGAGTTCACCAATTCGCTTCTCGGCACCAGGGATTAATTCCGCCCTAATTGCGCTTTTTTCTTCTTCAGACATTTCGTCTAAATTAAACTGAGAAAGAACATTATCCTCAGACATTTCTTCAACAACTTCGGCCTCAGCCTCTGTCGCCTCAGTACTATCCTCGGCAGATTCCTTAGAAGTTTCAGGAGGTGTCTCCTTCGGCTTCTCGCTACGTCTTTGAACGAAATCAGACGTAGTTTGATTTTCCACTGATTGTGATACGGCTTCAGCGTTAGCCGCGATAATTTCCTCATTCATAACTGTCTCCACTATTTTTGCGCCTAGCGATGGCGAGGAATCTATCTTATCACGATTATAAAAAATCCTTATGTCTTTTTTGTAATTTCTTCCAGTCAACTATTTGTAGTATCTGGTCATAGGATAGTATACGGCCAGAAAGTTGCTGTAATGCCTCTGTTGAGGCTTCGTGCATGTCTGATAAACACTCTTCTCTAAGCTGCTCGATTGTATTTATAAACCGAGCAAAATGCTCATAATTCGATAGAGTTTCTATGTCTTTCTCTAAACTCACGATTGTTGCATCTGTTGAGTTTGAACTCCGCCCATCTCTGCCGGAGCTGTGCCAATACGGCCTATTTGCGCGTTCTGAGCTTGCTGCATAGCGAACTGATACTGGCCCATATATTTTTGCAACCTCTCTGAAAAAGCTTGGTCTGATTGCAAGCGAGCAGCGACATCAGGCTGTTGGACATAACTCTGCAAAATCTGCATAGCAACTTCGGCCCCATTAGGACGAGCAGGCATTTCAATCCCTGCATAAATTTTCGATATATCATCTGTAACATCTTTTAATATTTGTTGTTGTGCCTCTTCGACGGGTTGTAAAACACTATCCGCGAGAACAGGATCTACGCTACCGGCAATGAGCGTGACTAAATTATCAACATTAATCCGACCATTCCGATCAAGCTGAAGTAAGCTAACCATTGAATTAAGTTTGTTTTCCTGCTTCTCAGGGTCGGTATTCATTACATCATAACTAACCGTAACATCAAAATTTTCATCTGGGCTACCCTTGTTAAACGTCTGTGGGTCCGGGACACCTGTCACCCTGAAAAAGATTGAGTCGGGTCCAAACCTCTGGAAAGCTCGATAGCACATCCGGATTACTTCTGAAGAGTGGGTTAAAAATTTATCAACCAAGAACTGCTGTCTGATCTGGCTTATATTGCTCTCCTCGTCTAAACCAACTAACCTGTCAGCTTGTTCTTCCTGGGTTTTCTCCATCTCTACACTCCCCGAATTATAAGCCGGAGAAGGACCGAATTCTATATCTCCCTTGCGACGGTAGGGAATAAGTCGGCCAGGTCCCCAATCACTGGGAGCTTGTCCAATCGGGTGCATTATTGGTGGTAAAGTTGCAATGCTATTGCGATCAATTCTGCTGTCCCTTTCAATCTTCACCTGGTTCTGTATACCGCGAAGAAGATCAGGAATTGTCGTAGTATCATATAACCGCTTGCTGTCCTCCGAAAGCTTAGTCACCACTACAGGATAATCCTCATAGCCATTCAATAGCTCAAATTTTGCATAACCCGGAACCTGTTCATTCCCATCAAAATCTCGGTGAAATACTGTGCAATAAATCCCTTCGGAATTATCCTCCTTGTCAATTAAACGCTGATACCCGTAAACAATTTCAATGAGTTCCTCCGCCTCATAAGCATTATCTGTAAAGCTTAAGCTGCGCCGACCCTCCTGCTCCCTCTCAATAGAGTTAATGTTTACGCCACGATAGCGTTCAATTACAAAATCAACAAAATCCTCATCCCAGCCATCGGTTATAATTTTGTTCTGTAACTCTTGAGGAGTGTAGTAGGTTTTCCAAAAACAATAAGGCGCCCGTTGAGGATCAGTTACATACGGAGGAAAAATGAAATCGCCATCCGGGGCAAGCGTTCTCACCTCCGGCGCATCAACCTGACGCTTAACAATTGGTAATTCCGCTACTCCCAACTTTCTTAAATCCTTTAAGGCTTTCTTGGCTCGCTTTTTAGTCACACCATCAAAACTCGCCTGTAACATCCTCTCAACCTGTTGATCATCAGACTCTTCGGTAATCATCTCACCAATTTCGGGATTTATGGCAGCAATCTGGTCTAAACTTAGACGCTGCAAAAACGTGCGATCTTCCCGGTGCCAACCAACATAAGTGATCAGAATACCCCTTTCGAGCAGATAATTTGCTCCCAGTTCCATTTCCCGCTTAAATCTCGGTATATAACTGGACGTAGTCATCCATTTAAGAAAATTACTGACCACCCGACTTCTAGGAATATCACCAATCTCAACCGGGA